GGCTGCTGGTACAGGTAAAACAACGTGCCAAAAGGCAGTCGTTGCGAATCTCATCCAGTCTGGCGCGGCCGGAATCCTTAACTCCGGTGGACATAAACATCTTGTGTCTGGAACTCCAGGAATTGTCATCTGTGCTTACACTCGCAGAGCAGTGGCAAACATTCGCAGAAACATGCCCGCAGACCTGCAAAATAACTGTATCACTATCCACAAACTCCTAGAATATCAACCTGTCTTTTACGAGGTTGATGATCCGGTCTCTGGGAAAACTAAGAACACGATGAAGTTCGAGGCGACCCGGAATAGAATGAATCCTCTTCCTAGCTCTATTCATACCGTAATTTTTGAAGAGAGTTCTATGATTGGAACTGATCTTCACCAGGAGGTTATTGATGCGCTTCCGCATAGGCCCCAGATTATTTATCTGGGCGACATTCAACAGTTACCACCCGTGTTTGGTCCTGCCATTCTGGGATTTAAACTTCTCGAATTGCCTGTGGTCGAACTCAGTGAAGTATACAGACAAGCTTTGGAAAGTCCGATTATTAGTTTGGCGCACAGAATTCTCTCTGGTAATAGGTTGGAGGCAAAAGAATTCTCACAATGGGACTTCCCAGGGAAACTAAAAATCCGCCCCTGGAAAAAGAAGATCGATGATCTAAATGCAGTCATCACTCTTGGAAATGTATTCCGTACATTTGAATCTGAAGGTATCTACGATCCAGAAGAAGATATCATCCTTATCCCTTTCAACAAAGCCTGTGGAACTATCGAGCTAAACAAGCTCATTGCAAATGCTCTAGCTCGCAAGCGTGAAGCTGTAACCTATGAAATCATCGCAGGTTTCCAGAAAGTCTATCTCTCCATTGGAGATAAAGTTCTCTATGACAAAGAAGATGCAATCATCCTAGATATCTTTCCTAATCCAACTTACTCAGGTAAACCTGCTCAGAGGGAGTCTCAGCATCTAGATTACTGGGGCCACAAGTCTGAGAAAGACGAAGTAGATATTGATGAAGAAGATGAATCCCACCTTGATTTTATTCTCTCTCAGGCCGCCAGTGCAGATGATGATGAGCGTGTAAATAAAGCATCCCATAAGATTAAACTCCGGATGCTTGACACTGAGCGAGAGGTTACTATTGATTCAGCGGGCGATGTTAACGCATTGTTGTTGGGTTATGCTCTCACAGTTCACAAATCTCAGGGCTCAGAGTGGAGGAAAGTATTTCTCTGTTTCCACCACACACATTCCAAGATGATTCAGCGAGAGTTGCTTTACACTGCGGTTACCCGTGCAAGGGAGGAATTGTATATCATCTGCGAAGGAGATACATTTGTGAAAGGTATTGAATCTCAGAAGGTGAAAGGTAATACACTGGCTGAGAAAGCTGAGTGGTTTAAAGGTAAGCAGAAACAGATGGCTGATGAAACACTGGAGTAATCTATGGGCCGCCCAATTCCACAACCTCAACAAGGACGCGCCCCTAGATATACTTACCAATCTAGGTATCTTAGATGGATGCAACAAGTTAAACATCCTGATCTAGCTAAATCGAACTACAATGCAGATAAGTTTTTAGAAGAAAGGAAATACTATGCCAAATAAATACGACCAATTTGGAAAGCCAAACTTCTTCCCTCAAGTGGAAGTAAAAGTTCCTATGGACGAGTTTGAAAATGCCATTCGTAAGATTGGAATTACTACTGCCTGCGAATGGTTTGGACACACAAAAGATTCTGCTTTTGTAGAACAAACTATCAATCATTTTGAATGGCGGGCACGCCAGGAAGGAAATTGAAATGAAATCTATCCAAGTATCTATCCACATTCCTCAATCTGAGCAATACGCCTATTCAGATCTATGTGTAATGAAATCAGCTGCTGGTTGGTATGTAGGGACTATTCACTCAGATCCTAAAGGATTCCAAGAGCCAGGCTCTCGTGACACAGACTATTTCGCCACAGAAAAAGATGCTAAGTTTGTTCTAGAGCTTCTTGAACGATTAAATACCTCTGAAGGCTATAAGTCTTCTCTCTGGTCAGATCAACAAGAATACATTACTTGTATGTTTGATTCTATTCTGCACGAACTAAATCTCAACCCTCGAAATGTAGGGTATCGTCTAGATCCTTAAGTCTAACCACCAGGGGTTGACACCTATCCCCGACCCCGGTAGTATCCGCGTACTGGCTTAGGAGAGGTGCCAGATTTATCTAAAACCTCTTCGCAATCTCCCGCTGCATTCCGCAGTTTCTTTCTCTCAAAAGGTTTTTTACACCATGAACGCTCCTGTCCAATCCGCTATCGACAACACCCACACTCTGCAAGAATTCAAGTTCCGCTTTAAGAAGGATAAGCTGGGTAATCAGCGTCCGACTGTTGTTATTCAAGCTCCGGTTCCTACCGCTGATGGCATTGTTAAGATGCTGACTGATGGTGACCAGAAGCAATTCTCGCTGGTTCAAGAAGCTCTTTACAATACTGTCCGTGATGTTCTCGGCGGCTTTGTTTCGGAAGATAGTTTCGATCCGGCCAACTTCGATATTTCTAAGCTGCTCTGGCAAAACATTGCCAACATGCCGAAGGAAGATCGTCGTTCTTCGACCATTCCGGAAGAATTGTGGACTGGTTTTGTGGCAGATTACTGCGCTGTTATGCCTGCCGTTTCGGGTAAGACTGCGGATCAAGTTAAGAATGCCACTGAAGTCTTCGTGAAGAAGATGGTTCCGGTTAAGACGAATAAGAAGCTGACCGAAAAGCTGAAGGAACAACTGGCTCTGTATTCTGCCCAGCCTTCCGCTGAAGCTTACAGTGATATTCTGGAACTGCTCATCAAGCGTTGCGATACTTATCTGGCTGCTGATGACATGAAGAGCGTGCTTGAGAATCTGTAATGGCTTCGCCTTCGCCCATGAATATTGAGTTCAACTAGTGGCGAAGTATCCTGGACATGATATAAAACTGTCCACACATATTGCTGCAGCTTAGATGGTAATTCTGTGCCCACCGTCCCGTTCCTCCCACAGAAGTCTAAGCATAAAACATACAAACTATCTGGACAACAAGCAGGATAGTTTGTATGGCTAGGCTGTAGCAATATGTGTTCATATCATTCATGCAAAAGATTCGTATATTCAAAGCATCTTGGGAGAATAATCTCTGGATGTGTTATTGGCCTGGGCGGCCCTCGTACATTTCAGTCGGTGCTACACCTGAATTAGCATTCAATGCACCAAAGACAGAGATGAGACAGTACCAACCAATCTGGTGCAAACTAAAATCAATGCCGTTAACTGAAGCATCTTCTAAAGGTGTCTCGGTAACGGCTAATAGACTTTTACATCCTCGCATTATCAAAGCTGTTGTCAAAGAAAAATGGATGGACATTGAACACAAACTTGAAGTCGAACCAGCAACACTGATTCTTTATCATGAACGAAAGGGATCTATTCTTACGTTCTATCTCAGGCAATCAATGAGTAAACTTAATGAAGGATGTGTATGACCCGCACCTCAACAACTGTATACACCACTCTCACTGGTTTCATCGTAGCAGAGACAGAGAAAGCTATTCTCTTTGAAGTTAGAGAAATCTCAGGCTCACCTGTAGCTGATCCTGTCCGTGAATGGTTTCCTCTTTCCCAAGTCTCTAAGATTGTTCGGGCACCTAAAAACGCCGAGCCTGGATCTAGAGAAGCTATGGATTGGATTCTTGCTGCTGAATGGCTCTGTCTTAAGAAAGGTCTGGTGGAAGAATAATGGACGGTAACTTTTTTTATGATGAAGATGCAAGGTATGTTCCCGCATATATAAGATATTCAGAAGAAGAACTAAAAATACTAAGAGAAGAATATGAAAAAAGACAAGAACGAAGCAGAAATTCTCCCCCCGATGAAGATGATTGGAACAAATCATGAGTGACTCTCTTATCCAAGTCAAGGAAAAGATTCTCTCCCTTGAAAAAGCAATGCTCGAACGGCACCCTCGTATGCCTATTCTTCTTCAAGAAATCCATGCTGCTCTCAAAGCTCAGCCTGAGAATGTAACTCTCCTACCTGAAGAAGAAATCTGTATCCTTGTCAAGGGATTGCAAAATCAGACTGGAGTTTTTCTTGCTGAATCTGTTGTGAAGAAGAAGAGTAGCACAGGGATTCAGGCGAAGATTCGGGATTTAGGTGATGACGCTTTTTAATTCATACGAAAGGAACTATCATGGCTAAGGCATGGCGTAAGCATAATATGGAACTGGCAACTAAGATTGCTGATATTGATGAAAAGATTAGGTTTGAGCTTCTTTGGGAAGATGGAAAGAGCAGTGAAGCTATTAAGAAGCTGCAAGAAAAGCAAGAAAAACTTGCTGGTCTCCGTCTCCGCAATAAAACTGAACGTCGTATGCAATATGCGGCAGAGGTTTCCCAACCTTCTCTTCTCCTCTTTGCCCTTTTCCATAACATCGGACTTCCTGTTCCTTCCGAACTTGCGAATAATCTGAATGGAAAAACTATCTCTATCTGAAGCACTCATCCTCAGATCAATCATTCATCTGTACCCATACTCACGAACTAAACTTCTCGCATCCTTTCTATCAATCGAAAAACTCCCATACTCAGCAAACGAATTCTCTAATCCATCCTCCTTACTCAACACCATATCAGCATGTCTACCCCAGACAGTTTCATCGACACACTTCTTGATTCTTCAGGATCAGTTGACAATGTGTCGGCTATACTTGACGATGAGACAGCAGGAGAATCTTTCAGCGGCCCTCTCTACGAACCAGGATATGAGGGAAAGATTGACTACCGCATTCGCCAACTGTCATACTCCAGTCTCCTCACACTACATACCTGCCCGCGTAAGTTCCAGCTCTACAAGCTCCGCACAGTTCACCGCACCAAAGATTCAGAAAAGCAAACAGTCACTTTTGCTTACGGCCACGTCGTTGGAGAAGCTATCCAACTTATCCTTGCTGGAGCCGCTGAAGAAGAAGTGATTCTTCATATGTTCCTTGGCTGGTATGCAGATCTTTTGGCTGAAGATGAGAAGGCTAAGAAATCTTTCTGGTCCGCAGTTGTAGCTGCTAAAAGATTCTTCGCCATTCGACACACTCTTCTGGCGGAGTATGAACTGGTATATCATGATGGAAAACCTGCTTGCGAACTGTCCTTCTGCATTAATTTTCCTGACGCTTTTCGGTATCGGGGGCACGTTGATGCTGTTCTTAGACATCGTGTTACTGGTAAAATCCTGGTACTGGAGTGTAAAACAACAGGAGCCCGTACACTTAATCCTGCGACATACAAAAATTCGGCTCAAGCTATTGGCTATTCCATTGTCCTTGATTCTCTTTTCCCTGATCTATCCAGTTATGATGTGCTCTATCTGATCTATCAGACACACACTCAGGAATATCTGGCTTGGCCATTTGAGAAAACATATCTCCAGCGGGCTCTCTGGATTCGTGAACTCCTTCTGGATATCGAGTTCATCAAAATGTCCGAGGCCGCCGGAGTCTATAAGATGCATGGAGAATCTTGCTTCTCATTCATGAGAGAGTGTGAATACATTAACTCCTGTACGATGAGCACAGAATTTCTAGCGCGGCAAGGAACAGAAAAAGATTTTGATACAACTAAGTATCAGGTCACATTGAGCTTGAATGATCTGTTGGAAACACAACTTGGAAAGATCTCTACATGAGACTCACTAAAACCTCCGCAACAAACTACACCAGGGTGATGCTATTCGGTCTTCCTGGTTGTGGTAAATCTACTCTAGCCGCCACACTTTCTAAAACTCACAAGCTCACTTGGCTCTGCCTTGATAATGATTCTGATGTGCTCCTGAAACTCCCTGATGAGCAGCTAGATAACATCAACTTCATCAACATTCCAGACACTGCTACATTCCCGGTCGGCTGCCAAACTCTACTCCAGCTTTTCAAGAATCAAAAAGGTTCTGTCTGTGTAGCTCATGGAATGTATAGCTGCCAGCTCTGCACAAAAGCTAAAGCTGAGTTCTCTCAGGTTGATTTCACAAAGTTCGGGCCGCAAGATATCTGTGTGATCGACACTGGTTCCCAGCTTGGTCGTTCTATCCTCTCTCATGTAACTAAAGATGAAGCTGTAGATTACAAGCCTGAACGGGATGACTGGGGTGCGCTGAGAAAGTACACAGAATTTTTTGCCTCTCAGTTTCAAGGATTCCGAGGTAATCTAATCGTCATCTTCCATGCCATTGAACACAATGTGATGCAGGGAGATAAGGTTATTTCCACAAAACTGATTCCTGACTTCGGCTCTAAGGGAATGGCACTAACGATTGCTAAGAATTTCTCTCATGTTATCTATATGGAGGTGAAGAATAAGAAACACCGAGCTTATTCGAGTAGTACGTATTCCAATGATTGTCTCACGAAATCAAGGACAGATTTCAGGATTGAAGATCTACCAGAACCTGATCTATCTCCATTATTTCCTTTGATCGTCGCCGCAGATGACCCACCTACTGAGGAACCTAAAGCACAGCCTGTTATTTCTAGTGCACAAACTCCAGCACAGAATGCTGTAACTGGTCTCTCGACTCTTCAACAACGCATGAAAGAGAAAGGTATGAGCAAATGAGTATCACCCCTGCCCAAGGAATTATGGGAAATGATATCATCGACATTCGTTCTCTGAAACTTATCGGAATTCATGGCCACGCTGGTGTAGGTAAAGATACGGCGGCCGCCTGGATTACACAGAACCACCTGAATTGTTACGGAGAATCTTTTGCTAAACCCCTAAAGGCTGCATGTGCTGCTGCTTTTGGATTGCCGCTTGATCATTTCAATGATTCCGCTCTGAAGGAACAAGAGACATTCTGGGGAACTACGCCTAGGAAGATTGCACAGTTCGTTGGCACTGAGATGTTCCGTGATCTGGTCAATGAACTATATGATGGTGAATTCAGCAGTCATTGGATTCAGCTCATGGATTCTAGGCTCACAGGTAAATCTGCCCCGCCAGCAGGAGAAGGACACTATGAAGAAGGTGACACAGTAATCATTTCTGATGTTCGTTTCCAGGATGAGGCGGATTGGATTTGTAATAATGGTGGAGTAGTTTTCCACATCCTCCGTCCACATCACGATGGTAAGGTAGGAATTCCAAGTCATCGATCTGAAAGTGGAATCAACTTCAACCAGCCCGAGCAAACTTTTCTCATTTACAACGACTCTACCTTGGAGGTTCTTTATGCGCAGCTAACTCTTATCATTGACAAACAACTCCCTTTCCAACTTGCACGTACTTCTTTTTAACTTTCTTTCTTTCATCAATCAAAGGTAATCTCCATCATGGAACAAACCAACATGCTCGACCAAATGGACGCTCTTCTGGACGGTACGCTGGATGATCTGGCAGACATTCCTGAATATCGTGTTTATCCTGTCGGCGCCCATAAGATTCTTATGAGCTGGAATCTGGCATACACCATTCCGAATGTGTTCAATGAGAAGGGTAAGGAATCCAGCGGTCTGAAGCGATTCATTGCTTTGGAAGGTAAGGCCATCGAAACTGTGGAACTGCCCGCAGGTTCTACGGATGCTCCTCTGGAAGCTGGCGTTGAATTCCGTCAACTCTTTGATCTGACCAATGAATACGCACAAGGTTCTTTCAAGGCTCTGATGAAGTCTCTGGCTGAACATTACGGTGCAAAGAGCAATCGTGAACTGATCGCTGATTCTCAGAATGCTGAAGTTGTCATCTCGATCAAGCATCGGAAGGATAAGAACAAGAAGCAAGACGACGGCACGCCGGTTGTCTATGCTCAGATTGATACGCTGATGGTGGTGTGATATGGGATGCTCGAATTCCTCTGCTCATTACGATGGATGCGGCCCCGATGTTGGACAAGTTCCACTCCGAGCTAAGCCTGTAACCATCGGTGAAACTCTTGATCGACGCATTGAAGTAGCTCGTAAGAATGTGGAAGATCTTTGTATCACCAAAGCAAAGCTCGAAGCATTGAATGTACTCGATCATCCAGTTGATCTTTACCAGAACGTCGTGTTCTGATCTAGTGATCTAACTCCCTGCGCCTCAGACTAATCCTCTGGGGCGTATTTGTTAGCTCATTCCCTCACCCTCAGAAGGTTCCCATGTCAGACTCTATTTCATGGCCTCAAGCTAAACTCAGAGAGCGACTGAAAAGTATTTCCAATTCCCGCCTGCTATCTTTGGAAACAATTGTCACCAATAGACTGGCAGACACTGAAAGATTTATTCGGTGGCCAGCTCTCCAGCAATCCTATGCGCAGGATCTGAAAGCTATCCACGATGAGATGAGGTTTCGAGAGCACGCTGCGGCCCATAAGAAAGACATAGAAGCCGCTGTGATTCTAGTAGACAAGCTGTCCAATCAAGCTCATAACCATGGCAGGTAACGCACTTTTTCTTGGCACGGCCGAAGATACAACTTATGTACCACAACTTCGTGGACTCTTCGGTGGTGTCACAACCTTTGTAAACACTCATCCTATCAAGCTTCTTTATGAACTTGAACACTATTGCAAACAACCGAGTAAGAACATTACTCGTGTGGTGTCTACTAATACTGATATTCTTACGGCACTTCTCGCGCGCGAGGGGAATGTAAAGATCAATCCTTCTCTGGCAGATTATCAGGGCTCTCTGTTTGAATACCGCGGAATCGAAATCGTTTTCATCTCTCCCCTGAAGCAGCTCTTCACAGTTACCTATGGTAAGTTCATTGCAGAGCGATTCATTTCCAAGGTAATCACACCATCTAAGTGGGCAGAGCCTTCTGATTTCAAGTGGGCCTTGCTTACGGCCACGAATTTCCAGGAGATTTATGATGAGTTCATCTGCTCAGATGCTATCGCAATTGATATCGAGACTTTCCGTGACCCTCTATCGATTCGGTGCATTGGCTATACTGCTATCTATATCTCTGGCACTGATCGGCCTAGGACTGTTTCAGTTGTTCTGCCCATGGATTCCGAGTGGGCTCTAGCAGCAGCCCGAAAACTCCACGCACTGTCACCTCCTAAGATATTTCAAAATGGCAAGTACGATAATTCATATCTTCTTCGCTACAACGCTGCGCCCACCAATTGGCTCTGGGACACAGCACACTTATTTCACTGTTACTATTCCGAGCTACCAAAGGATCTTGCTTTCCTTAATGCCTTCTTTCTACGCAAGGTGGTATATTGGAAAGACCTGGCCGAAACCACAGACCTCAGCGAGTATTACAGATATTGCGCTTTGGATACGTGGGCAACAGCTAATGTCTGGCTTCGGCAAATGGATGAAATGCCAGACTGGGCCAGGAGAAATTACATGCTGGAATTCCCGCTCGTTTTTCCTTGCCTGCTGGCAGAAATGACAGGACTGAAAAGAGATGGACAGAAACTTAAACAGGCGCGGCAAGAGATTGATTCACAGATCGAAGCCGCCACGGTATCTTTACGATCCTGCCTTGGTTCCCCTGGATTTAATGCAAACTCTCCCAAGCAGGTCACTCAACTCCTTGCTATTCTCGGGTGTCGTGACATTACTTCCTCCGGAGAAGCCGAGCTTCAAAAAGCAGCTTATCGCCATCCGCTCAATGCTCGAATCTTTAATCAGATCCTAGACATACGCGGCCTCAGGAAACTAGCTTCAACCTATCTTAGGACAGATGACGATGCAGTTAAATCAGGAATCCATGCAGGTGAAGGTGGAGCAAAAGAATTCTTTGGACGCGTACTCTATGCGCTTAATCCTCATGGAACAGACACAGGAAGATTGGCGAGTAGAGAGCACCATTTCTGGACCGGGCTTCAGATTCAAAACATTCCACGCGGGCCAGAAGTTAAACAAACCATTTGTGCCGACGATGGATTCTTCCTTGGAGAGTGCGATCTGGAGCAAGCTGAATCCAGAGACACCGCGCACATTGCGGGAGATGCTAAGCTCATTAGCGCTGTATCCGGAAGCCGGGATTTTCATTCAGTTAATGCGTCCGCTTTTTTTGGTCGGCCTTATGAATCTATCTATGATGACTCCGCTGGAAAAACTAAAGATAAACCATTACGCGACTTGGCGAAGAGAGTCAACCACGGAGCTAACTATAACATGGGTCCGGCAGTCCTGATTACCACAATGGGCCTGGCTAAAATCTGGGAAGCTGCTGCTCTCTTAAAGCTTCCGTATAAAGATCCTCTGAAAATCGCTGAACATCTTCTCGCCACATTCCACGCTACCTATCCTAAACTCCGGGGTCCTAAGACTCCATTCACTGAAGGAACTTACTATGCCTGGGTCGCCTCAGAGATTAGTATCAACCGCAGACTTGTATCGAGAGCTTTCCATCATACAGAATACAATCTCGGACATTACAAAGCTAGTCAATACATCGCCACTGGAGATTGGACGAGATATTGCTTTGGCCGACCAAACTCATCGAAGTCTGATCTCAACGCGTACGTTGCTCATTGCCCTCAAAGCCTTAATGCAAGAACGCTTAATGAAGCATTCATGAGGGTATTCTATGAAGTCGCGCTACCAAATGTACATACTTTTAGATTGCATGCGCAGATACATGACTCCATTCTATTCTCATACAAGGAAGGCTTTGAAGCTCACGCAGATCGAGTGCGAGAATGTATGGAGATTCAATGTACAGTCCGCGATGTATCTGGGGTTGATCGAACCTTCACAGTTCCAGCAGCATTGAAACTTGGAAAGAAAGACAAGGCTACTGGGGAATTTGTTAGAGCTAAATACTGGAGTGAAACAGAATGAATGTTGTCGATCTTGACACATTTGCTATGCTAGAGTCTTACATCTCTATACACAAAACTTATTTAGGATTTCTTCCACTCTGCATTGGTGTGCCTCATACAACTTGGCTTAAATTGAAGGAAGAAGCAGAGTCTCATATGAGATACACTCAAGCTAAACAAAAAATTGTTAGCTTAACTATTTACAATATTCCAATCATTGATTGCGGAGGTTAAAAGGATTAGTATGAACCCACTAATCATCTATGCTGAAACAATCAAACGCGCAGAACTTTGGCGCAAGTGTAACGTCAGATCAGTGAACACTGCACCAATCTACGCCTCCCCAGAAACTCCAGATGTTTTCCGGGGACAGCGAGATAGGACAATCATTGTTGTAGGTCGCCCTCCAATTGTAGACCAGCTACATTATTGTGAAGGTAGGAACAATATCATTTTTGTAGAAGAAGATTGACATGACCATCAAAGTAACTGCTACTCGTAACGACAACAACTCTCTCCATCTCATCCGTATTGAGGTGACAGAGGAATCTATCTCTCTGTTCAAAGCCCTAGTAGATCGTGGCCTCAATTGTTGGGACAGCGCGCCCAAGGAATTGAAAGATCTAGGTGATATGCTAACCCATGAGCGAATCACTCAAGACCATACCTATACTCGAATCAACACGAAACAAAACACTGACTACTATTCTCCTGAAGACAAGGATATCATTCAACAGTTCATCATTGCTAATGGTCAGCAGGCTTGGATTGACCACCTGAATGCAGGCACAACCAATAAGGTACTTCAACGTACCGCTTAACTTGCTTCTCCAATTCTGGAGCACACATGCCGGAGGATTTCTTTTCATCCTATCTACAATACACATCAGACTCTGAACCTCCGGCAGTGTTCCAGCGTTGGTGTGCTATTGCAGGATTAGGTGCCCTACTTGGGCGACAATATTATTTTCAACACGGCTTTAAAACAATCTATCCGAATACATATTGCATGTTGATTGGTTCACCCGGCACCAGAAAATCAACATCGATTAAACTAATGCGATCCCTCCTACTCAAATCAGGGTACAATACAATAGCAGCTGAAAAGAGTACGAAAGAAAAGTTTATGCTTGATCTGGCTGGCGAATCTGGTCCAGGCGATGCAGCGAATGTTGATGATATTCTCGAACAGAATCTATTTGGAAAGGAAACAGGCGATGGAGATGCTAGAGAAATGTTTATCATGGCTGACGAGTTTAACGATTTTTTCGGCAATGGTAACCTTGAGTTTATCAGCTTATTGGGCACTCTTTGGGACTTTTCTGGTGTGTACCAAAACAGAATTAAAAATGGTAAAAGTGTTTCAATCAACGATCCTACTGTTAGCATTCTCGGTGGCAATACTCCTACTGGCTTCTCTCTTGCATTCCCCCCAGAAATTCTAGGTCAAGGTTTCTTCTCACGTATCCTTCTAATCTACGGTGAGCCTAATGGAAAACGAATTCCCTTTCCACCAATCCCAGATCCCAGTACAACTCAATCACTTGTCGAGCTTCTTAGAACGATTAAGTCCACAGTATTCGGACCAGCCCAGCTTACTGGAACAGCAAAGAAACTCCTTGCTGACATCTATATCCTCGATCCTAAAGTTGATGATGTTAGATTTGCAAGCTACTCAAACCGCAGGTTCGATCACCTCCTTAAGCTCTGTCTCATTGTTAGTGCAAATAGATTATCTGCAGAAATTACAGAGCGTGATGTTATCTATGCAAACACAATACTTAGCCACGCAGAGCAATTTATGCCGCGCGCCCTTGGAGAATTCGGAAAAGCCCGCAACTCGGATGTGACACATAAAGTTCTAGAAATCATCCACAATGCGCGAGGTGTTGTAAGATTAAAAGACATCTGGCGAGAAGTACATGCTGATCTGGAAAAGATTTCTCAGCTCCAAGATATTCTAGTTGGCTTGCAACAAGCTGATAAGATTCAAACGATTCCTGAAGTGGGAGGATTTCTCCCCTGTAAGAAAGCACTGGCTGCACTGCGGCCGGATATTTTTAATCCAAACTTGCTGACGCAAGAAGAAAGGGATATGAAGCGATGAACTATTTATGGCCACCTATTGGTAGACGTTCTTTGCTAGGTATAGATATCATTGAAGCCCCTACATATCCTAATTACGAATTGCCTAAAGAAGTGATTCCTGGCGTTCCTTGGCCTAAAGGATTTAGAGAAGACTTCATGAAATGGAGCAAAGAATTTCTAGGATATAACTGTGCTGTACCTTTAAATGTAGTTTATTTTTTAGGCACTAATAAAGCAATAGCAGACCCTAGAACTGTGGCTAAACTCATTCACTGTGCGATCTAAAGGAATCTAAATGAACGGCACCCCACAACTCCACTCTCCCAATATCGACACTGATATCTTTGTCGCTGTTGTCCTTCCCCACACTGATCCTGAAGTAGCTCCTACTCATGAAACTGTACGTTACGATCAGTTTGTTCGCTGGCTTTTCAAGCCTGGTACAGATCAAGTTATGGCATTGCATTGTGCCATTGGTCTAGCCGGAGAAGTTGGTGAGCTAGTTGAAGATCATAAGAATGCTTACGAAGAACTAGGTGATATTGAATTCTATCTTCAAGTTCTACGGAATCACTATGGTGTTTCTCGTGTTCATATTCTAGGATCACTCTATCCGAGTTTTGCTCCTGACTGTCTGGTATCGGATCGTCTGATCATTGCATGCGGAGAAATCTGTGATGTAATCAAGAGGGAATATATTTATGGAAAGCCTCGTGACATTGCAGCGTTGGTTGTAGCGTGTGCACGATTCGAGTATGCTCTAGAACTCTATCGCTACACATTCTGCTCATTCGGTAAATCATCTGAAGATCATCGTCAAGCAATCATCCAAGCAAACGCAGAAAAGCTAGGTCAGCGATATGTCAATCTCCGATACTCCGACACAGAAGCCATCGCGCGCGCCGATAAGAAAGAAAACAAATAGTCTTTTGAATGCGGCTGTACTTAAGGTAATGCTTTCAGCTATCGCAGAAACACCTCGGAGTAAAGATCAGATAGTTGAGATTACAGGGCTGCAAAGAACAACAGTATGCCGCTGGATGAACCTACTCGCTACACGAAAAGGTGATATTAAAAACCTGGTGTATATTGCAGAGTGGGGCAAGTCAGGACAGAAAGGTCATCCTGTTGCATTATGGAAACTGGGTTATGGAATGTACGATGCGCCTAAGCCAGCTCCTAAACCTATGAAAGACTCCTGCAGAGACTGGCGGCGGAAACAAAAGATTGGTACACGGATTATCCAAACCCCGAAAGGAATTATTCATGAGCTCAAATAAAGTACATGTAATGGTAGATATTGAAACACTAGACACAACTCCGAATGCTGTAGTTCTCAGTATTGGTGCAGTAACTATGCACAGAGAAGACCAGCAGACATTCTACGGAGAGTATAATCCTAGCACACAATATGAACGCACACAATCCCAATCAACTCTTGATTGGTGGACACACCAACCTATCAGCATGCCAAGAGGAGTAATCAATCTCTATACAGGATTAGAAGAATTCAGTTACTGGCTGCACTCTTTGCGCGCAGAACCAATTATTTGGTGCAAAGGCACAGATTTCGACACAGCTATTCTAACTCATGCGTACACTCAACATAAGCTAGCTGTACCCTGGAAATACAACAATGTACGAGATATGCGCACACTGAAGAAACTACATCCACAACTTAATTATCTGCAAAATCCTGTTCCTCATCATGCTCTACAAGATGCAATCAATCAAGCCACACATCTGGCACAGATCTTTGCATACAATCAATACCTACAGTGGGAGTAATACATGAGCACAAGTGATAAACCTTTCCAGGTACAGTCTCTGCCGCCGAATGCGAAACTCAAGTACGAACTTTTTCAGGATGAGATCATCGCACTGAATCGAGAAGTAGCTTTCCATCCAGCTCTCTGTACCATCCTAGAGAATCAGCCACAAAAGGATGTATATATCCGGCTCCTTGAAATCGCAACTTACGCGAATGTTCTTGTGGTAGCTGAGGTTCACACTCTTAAAGATGTTCTATTCCTCTGTGAGCAGCTTACCAAAGCATTATATGAAAAACGAACACAGATTGTGATTCCATTCAAAGGTGAGTAATCAGCAGGCAAAAGAAAACCCCCTCAGGAGAAATCCTTTGGGGGCTTTTTTATGTCTGGAATTTTTATCCGACTCTTGCTCCAATACTGATCGAAATCTTATTTGATATAAAGTCAGATACTGGCTCTCCTGACCAGCGAAGTGCAATTGCACGCCCAGTCATATTGTATGCAGCATTCTCAATAGTGATAGAATAAGCCTGCGGAAATGTGCGGGTGAAGTTTAAGTCTTGTCCTGAGATAGTGTACGATCCAGAATTCGCTGCAAAGCTAATGGCTCGTAAAACATTTGATCCACTGAATACATAACTTCCTGGGTCAAGAGCTAGAACTGTTACACCTGGCTGTTCGTATGTAAGAGTTACAGCCTGACCTGCCCAAGAATAGGAGCTTGAGTTTAAAGCAACAAGACGAGTAGCTAGAGTTGTAACTGCTTGGCCGCTGATAGAATAAGAACCGGGGTCTAGAGTAATTACATAGCCTCCAGCAGCTACTGTTGAAAAATCTTCAAAAGTAGTTGTAGTGTCCGAATTACTACCAATGCCGTGAGCTACTGCTGTCGACTGAAAAGAATCTGTAATTGGACCAACTTTGCTAACACCGTTTACTAAAAGCTCAATGGAGTTTCCATTTGCCTCTACTGTAATAAGATGTGTTCCCGCTGCTAATGTTCCCGAGCCCGTGGATCCCACTTGTGTGAAACCACCTGATACTCGTTTAAAAAGACGAGGGCCGTCGCCTGAGCCAACAACAGCAATCCAATAATTGCCATCGTCTACAAAGCGAAATGGGATCCAAATATCGGATGAAGCTCCAGTAACACAAGTAACGTTAAGTTCAACATTTGAAAGTGTATCCGTCAATACAGCTAACGCCTGAGCTCCGCCAGTACTTTTAGCTTTATTGCTAGATATCTGAAAAACTGAGCTACGATCATTCCAGGCACTACCGCCATCGCTTGGAGTCCCAAGCCCTCCTGCTCCAGTATCCGCTCTATTGAAGTTGTCGCTTCGTGCCATGATTACACCGTAATTGTGGGAGCGTCAAAGAAGAACGAATACGCAGTATAAGAACGTTGCACCTGACCGCGGGCATTTAAGTGCAGGTTATCTGCCTCAAAATATGTCGGGAATGCAGGCTCAATTTGTTTAACAAGAAGGCCACCAGTTGTATCTGCTACTGCTTGCTTTGCTGCGGTTACTGCGGAATTGAACCTAGGACTCCCTGTAGGAATATCCGTGAGCACTCCACGATAAGGCATGATCCCATTAATCTCAATAGCATCAACAATAGCTTGCATGGGTATTTGATACTGAGATTGAGTATCCGCCGAGTCAGCTTCTCCTTGGCTCCACAGCCAGAATGTTTTCAGATTATCAATAACTACACTGTTACTAGCAAGCCATGCATCTTGGGCCGCACGACTTGTAAGTCCATCTAACCACCTAGCTGCGGAGGGGGGCTCAAACAAGTCAATGGACGTTCCGCCAAATGCGTTCTTATCCATATAAAGAATTCCGCTAGATGTCTCCCTCATCCAGCGAACTGCCATGCCAAACTCAGGCCCGAGTAAAGTAGGATCGGTACCTGTGTTTGACCCTGGCACATATGTAGCGTACGCTGTGCCATTCCAAAACATTACACGAGGAAAAGTGTAGGTACCATTATCCCAGTCTACTAATGTAGGATCAGCAGTAATTGCTGCAATGCCACTCCGGAGGGCAGCGCCCTGAGCATTGCTCTGCCCCCAGAAAGACATTCTAGCATTACCAGTAGGTACCGCTGCCCATCCAATATATAATGTATTGTTTGCCATTTCAGGTCAGCGTAAACAAGCCGCCGGCTCCAATGTCCGCAGTAAAAGTCTCACCGTTCAACAGAGTGATACTAGAACCATAATCCCAATAAGCCACAAGCGGAGAAGTAGAAGCAGTACCCGTGCTCTTATACATAATCACATAACGGAACGGACCAATAGATCCACCAGATGCAGTAAACACACTGTCAGTTGCAGTGATAGTAGTCACTCCACCAGAACGAGATACAGAGATGCTAAGAGTATTACCGCCAGCGGTATAACCATTACCTGCACCAATCTCAGTGATATCATTAAAGAAATCACCAGTTGCAGCATTGGGCGCAGTATTTGTAAGCGCCAGCTTAATGGTATCAGTGTTCCAATCCACCGGAGTGGTAAGTTGGATTTCAGTGAAAGCCTCAAATTTCACATAAGCAGCCATGAAGGATTCTCCTTAATCTATCGATGTGGGTACAAATTACCAACCAGCAACAATGTCACTAGCAGTTGTGCCAGTGGCTAAAACTTTATCACCTTGAATTGGATGCCAGCCAACTGCAAGTCCAGTGAAAGTAATGTTGTTACCTCCACCATACATACGCACAGCTACATCTCCAGACACCCCAACATACAAACACCTAAACGGCGTAAGTACATTCGTGTCATTAGGAGTTACAGCTAGGGCAAATTTAATCGGATCACTAGTATTACTCATCACCACTTTCTCCTATTCTCCGCCGCCCATAAGAAGTTGTATCTTATAGGAGTACGGATTGTTTAAAGATTCTGCAAGCTTTTCAGCCTGCGCTGTGTTTGCATTCTTATACATCTCCATCATCCACTTATTGAACTGTTTCTGCTTGCCGCCGAGTTTTGCATACTCTTCAGCAAACTGATTGATCTGTTCATCGGTGGGTTGGTTTCCCTGGATAAGAGTGCCCTTAACTTTCTCACCTAGACTCAGCAACTTTTCCCGGCGCCTTGCTTCGTAAGTTCTCACTCGAAACATTGCATCATTCACAATTGCTTCGTCCATTGGCCTACCACCAGCAAGACGCGTAAGTGTAGCAAGGCTCATCAAATCATTTTGATAGAGGATAGTTCCCTTGTTAGATGTGGAATATGCCATACCTTCAGGACCAAAGGCTTGAACAGTTTGAGCTAAACCTGCGAGTGGGCGGTTGATACCATTGTGCTCCACACCTTGCAGGAAAGTCTCCCACACATCTCCGCCGCCAGCAATTCTCTTAGAGGTCTCATAGATCGAACCAAAGAACTTCCCCCAACCAGCGACGATCGGAGTTTCCTGTAAGCTCGTGGGAAGAATAGTCAGATGTCGTGGATTGACATCGCCGCGAGAGTAGATGTTGGTATCGAGAAGGGTTGAGGGAATTCCATATAGGATGAAATCTCCTGCAGTTCTTCCAACTGCTCCATATGTGATATCGTACAAATCCTTGTGCGCATCATTGCCACCGAGCTGTCCAATGATGTGGACATTGATTGCCTGGAATCCCGGGAGAGATTGGTAGCCATACAGAGTTGATTGCAGGCCAGCCAACATAGCAAGATCTTTCGCTTTACCTTCTGCAGTAAAACGAAGAAGCTGTTGGATGAGGTTGAATTGATAAGATTGGAAGAGCGAGATTGCCTGACCAATAGGACCTTGGAAAATCAAGGGCCGCTGGCTAGCAACAATGTTCCCTTCCACCCGATTCACAAATGTATTGATATAAGTGCGAGCAGTCGCATCATCCATCAATCCATGCTTTACTGCAATGGATGTAATCTGATCCATCACATTGGCGGAAATGAATCTGTTAAACTCTTCTGCGAAAGTATTGCCAGTCAGCTTTTCTGCAGTGTCGAGTTTCTCAGATGTAAGCTCTTTAGCTCTGGCAAACCCACGTGCCATCCGAGTATCAAGTTCCGCAGCAGACTCAGTTCCTTTCAGGGTGAAATCATCCACCAGCATTTTAAGCTGCTCTGCACGATCTTTAATGATCTGCATATCACGGTATTTAGCCATGAGCGGACCGTAGTCGGATAAAACAGTGTTGCCTTTTGCATCCAGTTTATACACTGGACCTGCATCTGTCATCCGCACAACCACCGGCTGTTTCGCATCTTTCCAGAAATTCGTAATAGCCTGAGCCAGAAGTTTCGTGGGAGACAGAACTTCAGCATCTACGCCGGGAAGCTTGATCTTTGCAAGAGCTGACAGATCACCAGCAACCGCCTGATTGCCCTCTCGAATCGCACGAGTCAACAATCCCATCTCAGTTCCACGCAGGACATTAGATCCAATAACGTTGTTCAGTGCGTTAAGAGGATCAAGGCCAAGAGTGAAGCGAGAGAGAATTGCATTAGCTCCACGAACAAAGCGAGTCAATGCTCCACGCGGCGCTGTGTGATTTACAAGTGCCTGCATTGCAGCATCATAGTAAGCTGGCTGAATACCATATTCTGCTGTCAGGGCATTGATTCGATCAAGCTCGCCTGGAGATTTAATCTCATCGAATGTACGAGTAATGGATGCCCAGGCTTTAGACACCGCAGTATCCAGAAGCTTATTAGCTCCATAGACTAGCGGGTGCTCATTGATCTTGGAAATATCCAGAGCTGTCTTAATCTGATTGAAGTACGGATTCTTAGATTGTGCTTCAATCATGTCCGCGCGGGATGCGAACTTAGAGGTCTCCACCAGAGAATACTGGCGGCCTAGATCTTCCAGGAGAGCAAACTGAGGCTCGTAATTCAGGCGAACTGATTCGTAAACCAGAGTATCTGATTCCCGATAGTGCTGCTGCAGAATGTCATCAGCGATTTTCTGGGGATCAGACTTCGGGAAGAAGTTCGAGAACACGCCATTGTTAGCCAGCTCTGAATCTAGATAGTTCTCATTCAGAGTGCGCTGATAATCATACTCATCGCGGGCTTTGAAGTAATCTTCAGTATCCCGCTTATAGATCACCTTGTATTGTGGCGGCACACGTTCAGCAAGCTGAGCGAGTTCTTTCTCAGATGCTGCATGAATCATTGTCATGTGGCCCGTACCAGTGACACGAGGATCTTTGACAAATGCGAAGTGTGCATACTGTTTAAGGTCAGGACGGATAGGACGGAAAACTTCCGGGTCCTTATTATCTACCTTACCTTGCGCTGCACGAATCTCACGGAAGTTTTGAGTCCTGAGGCCAGAAGCTGCAATGTGTGCACGAATGAATTCAGCAGTCTCAACATTACGGATGTTGAAAGCATTCACACCATCTTCGGCTGCTTCCCAATTGATTTCCTCTTCACCTGCTTTATTCCGCTTAACCAGTTTCTTATCAATCAGAACCTGCGTACCATCTTCAGCTTCCCGAAGATAGAACTGTTTACCAGTGCGAGTGATCTTCTGATTCAGCCCCTCAAATTCAAAGACAGCCTCAGTCTTTCCCGCCATCCGAGTCATAGCAGGAGCAAGTGTGTCATTTAGATTCTTACGGAAATCTTGTTTAATTGCTCGAACAATGGATCCGATAAAGCTCATCGAAGATCCAACAGTTCCGTAAGCAGAGGAGTCGTTGGAGAAAAGACCCGCTGAAGGATCATCACGAGTAGCAGTTACAAGCTTATTTTTCTTTAGTGCAGGCAGTTGTTCAGCCCAGCCGCCCAGAACTTTTGCTGCGGCCCGCTGCGCAGATTCAACATAGATCTTTTCCATGGCCGCATAATGAGCAATACCATCAAGGACATTCTCATTCAGGGCAGCAATATCTTTCGACTGCTCGTAGACTACTTTCGCGTATTTCGGAAGGAACTGCACAGGAGTTGCAGCCTCAGGAGTTGTCAGAGAGAGCCCACGAGCTGAGAGTTGATTCTGGTATTTCCTACCTGCTGCCGACATTGCAAACAGATCATCAGCCTCTACGCCGGAAGGGTTACCATCCAGGTAGTTTTTCCTTACATCTGCGATAATTCCAATGGCTCCATCTTGAGCTTGAGCTTTCGGAATCAGCCCAGGCTCTTTTCCTTTCTTAGCCTTACCCTTCTTGGTGAGGAATGAGCGACCAAAATGTTCAATCGTCTCATTCTTCGACTGCTTGATAATCTTATAGAGTTCCTCTAAGGAAGTTACAGGATCAATAGAAACAGTCGGACCCTCTCCGGAAACGATTTTGATATCTGTCCTGCCATCTGCATATGCTCGCTGTAACATAGGAAGATCATGACGATCAATCACAGCATTTTCTGGAATCTCTTTCAACATCCCAGAACTGCGAGCGGCCCAGATATGGCGAGCTTCAGCTTCTTCTACAGCTTTAGCTCCTTTAAGTTTCAGAGCACTCCAACGATTGGTAGCCTCAAACTTTTGCTTGAATCCAAAAGATTCCCGAATAGCTGCACGCACCTTATCCGGCGTAGCATAACGATCAGCAAAACTAAGATAAGCTCCGGGAGAATCGAACACGCCACCTGAATCATCACCTTGAAGTTTGATGAAACGGATAGCAATAGGATTCTCAACGGCTTCGCCTTTAGCGAGAGCTTTAGCTTGTGCAAGTTCCAAAGGATGTTGGTCACCTGCACGTAGAATCTTAATTGCACCTGACGCGGACTCATAAGTTTGTTGCGCAAACCCAGGAACCAGGCGGCCATCTTTAATCACAGGTGACATTAGATTGGCAACAGTGTTACCAAGCTGAGAATCTGTGGAAAGATTATTCCAAGCAGTCCGCTGATCTAGAGCATTGGCTTGGATCTTTTGCTCGTACAGAGTTTTGGTGGCAGCAAAGTTATTTTCAATAAGTGTGCCATCAGCGGCCCTGAGAGTAATAGGAACCGCTGCCATCTCAGAATCAAAGCTGAGTTGCACCAGACGGTTTGCATCCGGAGAAGCTACAGAGAATTGTACCCGCTCCTGGAAAGGCCGACGCAGAACTTCTTCTTCCCGGATTGCAGTTTTAAGTTGCCCCCGCAATCTTGCTGCGCCAAAAACTCCTGCAACTCCGCCGCCTAGCAAGCCGCCGATTGCGATATTCTGTGCAATATCCCAGCCATCTTGCTGCTGCAAAATAGGAGAGCGGAACATGGTAGCTTGTACCATAGTTTCAAAAGCTGCCGCTTCCATCACATTCTGCCAGAGTCCAGCACCAATGGCTTTAGTGGTATTCGCATTCACCAGATTGAGAGTGGTGGTGGATGCAGTGATGTCTTTCATTGCGAGAGACATGAACTCATCAGTTTTCGGCACCAACAAACCTAATGCGCGCCCAGTAGTTCCACCAACCTTGCCAGTATTAATCGCAGTCTTCAGTGCAATCTGGCCTGCATTGAATACACGAATGCCACCCAATCCAGGAACGATTGCACCCAGAATGAAGCCGGTAACATCCGCAGACTCTTGGTTGACTCGGTAGTAGTTACCCAAATCAGTGTCAAGTTCTGTAATCCAGTCCGCCGTATCTCGCTCCTGAATACCAGGATCAAAGAACTGTCCTACATATGCACCAGTGTTGTAGAAAGAGTTGATTCCAGAAAGACCAGAAACCGCAATAAAGCGGCCCATATCCTGAAGTTTCTCTCCCCAGCTAAGTGGATTAGTCCAGCTTACGCCGCCATTGGAAATGTTATGGAGGTCTGCAATCTGGAAAGGAAGGGACGGAGAATCACCATCCTCTTCTTCAACAGGTGCAGGAGTGGATTGAGGAGGACGAACAAATGTGAATAGATCACTCATTTTTATTCCTTATTCATTCGACCAAGGAATCCGGCAGGAACATTACGCTGGCTCAACTTTTCATTAAATGCGTCAATTCGCAATTGTCGAGCCATAGCATTTGCAACTGACGGAAAGTCAGTCAAGTTGACAACCTCTCCGTTGATCTTAACCTTGTATTGTCCAGCATTCGGAGGAAGCGAAATACCAAAGCGACGCCAATCTGTAGCTGCTCTATTAATAGCACCCGCTCGAGTATAGATATTGGTAAGATCTGCTGCAGCTTGAATAGAAGTAATCTTACCTTCTTTAACTGCACCAAGCGCCAGTTTATAGACAACACTCGGATCGGCTAAACTCACACCAGATTCAATGGCAGGATTCAACACCAACTTTGTGATCGGATAATTCTGGAAAGTAGAAATCCCGGGAGCTTTTGAGGATCCAATGTATGCGCTCAGATCACCCACATAGAATGGATTATCAGGATTGTTTCCAACAAAAGCAAGCTGCCGTTGAATGAGCTGATTAGTCTGATCTGCAACTACACGGCGAGCCTTAGCTCCAGTCTTGTCGTCATCCAAACCTTCCTTGGTACGAACAGCTTTATCCCCCAGAACTTTAGTAGCCTCAGCAAGAACATCAGCAACCTTACGCTGGTTAGCATTAAGGTTTTCCAGAAGAGTAGGATCCTTAGAAAGAATGGCCGCTGACTCTCCTGGGGAATATCCTAAAATTGCCTGGCCGCTGCGAAGATAAATTTCTCCTTTGTCGTAGTAGTCCTTGTATTCATCTCGCACGCCGCCCATTGCTCGAACTTTATCTTTGATCTGTTGGGCAGATTCAGGAAGAACTCCACGAGATTCTTGGCCAGCCCGAATGGTGGCAACCATACGTTCTTCAAACTGTCTATCATCTTCATCTTTCCGGCGCGCTGCAGTGTCACGGGCACGGTCCCGCTCGGCTGCTTCTAATCCAAGCTGAAATTGAGCTTCAGCTCTTTCAACTCCATAAATAGAAGTTGCAAGTTGCAGCATCCTGTCATCTGCATTAGCTGCTGCTTCTACACCGCCAAGGTTTAATTTAATCCCCTCGATCGCTAAATTAGCCCGCTGCCCTTCAGCAGTCAAACGAATCTGATCGTTCTCAGCTTGGATACCAACCTGAGTAATGGTGCGAGCAAGAGCCTTACTCTTTTCGCCCACTTGTCCAATCTGGGATGCCACACTTTGAGCAGCGGCCTGCACAACTTGAAGCTGACCCATAGCTCCCTGAAGTTTTTCCTGATTATTGTTCCAGTCAACTTGAGCTTTAATCCAAGTAATAGGATCATCAATCAGACGAGTTTCTTGCTCTTTACGAACAGTCTGAGTTAGGCCAACCACCTCATCAGCAACTCGGGTAGTTTCCCCAAGAAGCTTACTGAGAGTTTCCATGCCACGATTGCCAGAAATAATCTGGGTGGCCTGATCCTGCGCAGCCATTTGAGCACTGCGTTCTGCAGAAACTTGAATCTGCCTAGCAGCAGCCACATCCCGAACAAGATCAACTTGTTCAGAAATCAGATCAGTAGTCTGAGTAGCTGCTCTTGTTCTGGCTGCAGCTAATGAACCTGTGGACTGAACTGCATTACCAGTTAATCCACGAATCAGTTCAATTACCGGATTGGGTTCGGCCATAAGAATCTCCAAGCGAGAGGATGGCACCAATGAGGAAACAGATTGGCTGGCCCAGATAGATTGTCAAAGCGCCCAGAAGATTCCAGCCGCGGCCAGTAATCATCTTATAGCGACCCAGAACAATAGGAGCCAGAATAGAAGAAAGCCGCTCAGAGCGTTGCATGAGAGGAACCACAGAAGTAGCCCAGCTCCAATAACCACGCTTCGTAAATTCCGGGGTAGCTTCAAAATGTGCATGGCCTGCAGCATATAGCTCTTGCGGAAGTTTCCCTTGGCGCGCCAGCTCGGTACAGATCACAGACATCTTTTTCTTAGAAGACTGTCCAGATTCCTGAGTTTCCTGCAGTGGTGCGGTAACTGCTGCAAGTTCCGCAATCACTTTAGCCATGAAATCTTGAGACTGCAGAGTTGCAGCGGAGCTAGAATTTCCCCCAGCAAGATTCTGTCCAGAAAGAAGCTGCGCCAATCCGTTATCTGCGGATAGCGCATTCTGAATCATGCGAAGCTGAGCCTCTTCTGAAAGAACTCGCTGAGAAGTTTTACTCCCCGATCCCGACATAGAAGTGGTGCCGGGGAGCAGCGCCCCAAGATCTAAAGAGGCGTTAAAATTTGTTGCCATAATCTATTCTCCTGAAGAATCTTTGCCATCAGCCTTATCCGTAACTTTTTCTCCTTGATTTCTCAGGAGCTTATCACGGATAAGAACAAAAATGTTTAAACATACATATACAATACTAGCAAATGTAAACACATCTGACAGTGTCACACCTCCGAAAAATCCTAGCCAAGCTGCAAATAGTTTGGCCAACATTCCTTCAATAGAGGAATCATGAGGCGATAAACGTCCCACAATTGTTTCCTTAAGTGATAGTTTAGAGTGCAAATGCTCGGACATATCGGTGATACTTCCGGTGATTATAAATAGGATACAGGAAATAGGTTAGATAAACAGTAGGGATACTGTCAGACACCTATCGCCCACCAGTTAAATGATCTAGCGGCCACTGCTGCGTTTACTAATTCGAATTGTGCAGTTGTAATGTTATTTACTGACCATCCTAAGACTGAAGTTCCGCGGGCTTGCACAAATACACCTAGCACTTGAGTGGGGAAGCCTACATTAAAAGGTACAACAACTGTGGCTGCAGAACCTACTCCAGTTACTAGGCCACCCTGGATAAGAATTCCGCCAACTGTTTGGAACCACTGGCTCTCTCCCTGGAACTGTGTGATACCAATAGAATCAGCTAGATCCCGTAAAGTAGGATCAATGAAAGGTGATACAGCATTTGTTCCCTGTGTCATCGCTCCCCTCCAGGTACAAATTTAAGCTGCAGAGTGTTAATGGAGAAAGCACCCTTGATTAGAATCGAGTGGTTCTGAGCTGTGTGGTGACAGTTATAAACTGCCAAGCCGCCATTGATTGATCGAGCAGTCAAGGGAATAGGAGCATCAAAATTGCGACCATCTGTGCTAGGGATGAGAGCAAGAGAGAAATTAGGAGAAGGAATAATCGCAGTGTTTTGTGGTCCTTCAATTTCAATCTCCTCCATCTGCATCATACGGGAGCGAACATACTGGAACTTGCCTAGGAGAATTACAGAAGCTGCAGGAAAGTCAGTATCGTAGACATTAAAAGAGAGTTGATAGCCTACAGAACCTTGATCGGTACCAAAGATGTACAAGCTATTGAGATCTGTGTACACGTCTCCTTGCACCTTAAGTTTTCCATATCTTGCCAAGCCTGTATCGTATACAAGAAAATAAGAGTTAGTACCAGTCGTGTATTTAACTAGTACGTATTTATCAAGAAGATATGTAAGTTTTTTGGTGGAAGTTACATTACCAGTTGAGAATGTGTTGGCGATATAATCTAGTTCCTCAACTTTTTTAGTTTTTTCCAAAAAGCTTGAGATATCAGAGGCAATAAGTTGTGCTTGTTGTCCTGAGATTATACGAACATTAGAAGTTGAGTCGATAGCATATTGTGTGCTACTCCGGCTCTCTCCAAATGCTTGGTAAGAAAAATCATACCCGCCGCTGTCTTTTACTGGAGTGAACTTGAACGGATACCGAGCATTGCCTGTGTACTGTCCATAGACAATTCCAGACTCTGTGTACATATAGAAACCATTTGCAGCTTCTTTAACAAACTTAACTCTTAGATTAAGATCGTTAGGAAAAATCTGCCCGGCTCCGTTAATGAGTGAAGAAGTGAAATCAGTGATTGTAAGAAGCGAGGACCACATAACGAGGCCAGACTTCAATACAACCAACAAATAGTTGGCACAGGACCAAATACAGACAACATCACTAAGAGTAGCAATACCTACAATACTACCGGAAATATTAGTGAAATTAAGTACATCGCTACCAGGGTTATCTACAGTGTAGAAGGCACCATCAGAGTATACATAAGTTGCATTTCGTACACGGGTGGTAGAAAGGAACTCCCCCACTGGAAAGGGCATAGCTCCAGTTGCGTAAGTCCAAGCAAAAATCCCAGTTGTAAAGCTAGAAGCAACAACGTCCCTGTTAGAAAAACTAGCTTGGCTACGAAATAAACAGAGGAATCTACGAATGTCTCCAGTGAGAGCACTTGCCACATATAAGTATGCAGACCCCCTAACAATTGCAGATCCTGTACCTCCAGAAGTTGGCCCGGGGGCAGGAAGGGCGGCTAAGGTTTTGTAGCCTACGCTCTGATATCCATTAGGCGTGGGCATAACATTCTCCAGATACAATGCCTGAGGAATGCCTGCATCTTTCTGTTCCCCCTGTGGGTCAACTCGTCTATCAAAGTTCTGATCTGGCCCCGGAACAATTACAGTTCTACCACCGTCCGCAATTGTCATTGGGAACGTAGCAGAGCTAAGATTAGCGCGATATGCGATCTGTCCCATAGACAATGCCAATTAGTTGGAGATTAAATGTCACTACTGAAAAACTTTTGCCATAGTTGGGACTGCTGTGTAAGTAACAGTTACTGATTTCCCTGGCAGCAGCTGTACTGATTGACCAGTAGCCGTGGCAATATTTACACCGCCGATAGTAATTGCACTCACAGTTCCTCCAGTAATATAAACAGATTCAGGTCTGGAGCCTGCAGTGTAAGTAAATGGAGATGCTCCTACAGTAATACTGGCAGCAGTACCTCTAGACGTATCTCCGCGGTTTCCTTCAATTTCGCTGCCTGCGCCGTAAGATCCACCGATAGGAGTACCACCTCCAAGTGCAGTTAGATCGTTGCCGGTCAAAGTTACATTAGTAGGAGTGCCTGTAGAAGTAATGCCACCATTGGTAAACTGTGCAATGGCCATATCTTTGACTTCAACGATATTGGCTGTCGCTCCGACAATAGTAATGCCAGCAGTAAACATTGGAGCAAGCGTACCAATATTACCTGGACCGTGTACTTTAACATTTACGCCTTCAATTAACCAACGACCTTCAGTAGTCCAGGGGCCATTAAATGTGACATTAGAAACTCCAGCAGCAACTCTAACAGCAGATTGCCCCGCGGCCGCTCCCCACCAACCATCTTGAAATTGAATTAGAGACCCGCGGTTTAATGTAACTCCATTACAGGTTGCACCAGACAACTCCATGTTGAGATTAGTGAAAAAGAAATTCACACCTCCATTTGCTGGATCACTGTCAAGATACACACCATTCTGGCCTACGCTAGTAACAATCTCTGCATTTACAATAAAATGACCGTTGGTGTAATCAGAAAAATGCAAACCGTTGCCCTCAAAACCGAGGACATAGGTATTCATAATGCGGATATCTGCAGTTAGATTTCCTGCGGCGCCTACCGTAAAAATACCGTTACCTTTGATGCCGCGAATCCAGCTATCATAGATGTTGCTGAAAGATACGCGGTCAAAAAGAATTCCACCGAAGATACGATAGTTTGGGCCATCTTGCCCATAGACTTCGCAATTCAGAATATTGATAAAGCCCGCATAACGAGCTTCAATACCATAAGCTGAAGTCCAGTTAGCTGCGCCTGCCCGTGGAATGCATTGAAGACTTTCTAAAGTAGCTCTAGTAACTCTATTGATAAGCGTACCATCGCCAATACGAATGAATGGCGTGTTGTCTGTATGCTGAATAAGAGTTACATTTCCAAACTGCTCTCCAACCAATGTAATGCCGGATGTGATAATACTTAGAGCTGCTGTGATCTTATAATTGCCCTTAGGAAAAAGCAGCGCCTGGCCAGCAGAAGAATTGATAGCAAGTTGAATTGCAGCAGTGTCATCAACAATACCATCACCAACCGCACCATAATCTGTAACGCTTACATATTCACGAAATTTTGCTTGAATAGTTCTAGAAATTGCGCCAACGCCGCCTGCATTGTACCCAACAAGAGAAGCTCCGCTGGGTGCTGCAAACGCTGCAAGAACTGCCGCACTTAGAACTGTGATTTGAGGATTCCAAATAGATGCAGTCATTTCAATTCCTCAGTACCCGTAAGATTGAATATTAGACATACGAACCTCTGCTGCCTGAACAGCAGCTAGTTGGGTATATGCAGCAAATTTTTCTGTGTCGCCGATTGCTTTAAATACAGTAGCGGCTGCATCAAAGACAATAGCGTAAGGATGATCCAAGGCGATCCAAGAATTGTATCCAGATTCAGTGATATCTGGATTGTCGTATCTGCCTACAATGCAATATTGGAGAGCAGTAGAAGATCGAATCTGAACAACAGCCCCTGCCACATAACAGACATTCTCCTGGTTCCGTCCGAATTGATCCAGGACAGTTTCAGGAGTAATAAAGGTTAAAAATTCACCTTGCTCTGTTCCAGTAGAATCAGTTTTACGAATATACTTAAGAGCGCGCCAACGCGGGAAAAGTGATCTATATTCAATCTGCTGGGTATATTCAGCAGTTAAAAAAGACACTCCTTGCTCTACAATATCCTTGTAAAAATAATCTAGCTGGTGCAACTTTAAAGTAGCTGACCGAATAGCGGTAAGAGTCTCAGCCACCAAGCTGGGACGATTGGTGAGATTATAGACTTCTTGCCGTAGTTCGGTCAGCGTCATGATAACAGATTAGGTTAAGTAGCAGGAGTGAGCTTAGCTGCAGCGCTCATGAGAGATGCAACAGACGGACCACCAATAGTTACCGGAGCAATATCAGTGGTCGAAGCTGCCCTCAGCGGACCTTGCTTAGATTCCCCCATGTTATTGGAAGGATCAATCATCTTAGCCTGCTCAGCCAAGAATTCAGCAAACATCTTCTTACGCAAAGCAAGCATCGGATTCTCTTGTTCCGCGGTCACAGTGCGAGCTTCTGGATCAATATAGATATTGCCAGAATACTCGTTACGAGCAATTGCACGATCAAGATAGCTAATCACGCTTTCATCTCCGGTGATATAAATCCCGCCCTTGAAATCCAGACGAGTACCATCCGGAAGAATGATGTTACAGAACTTGATCGTACTTTTATACAGTCGCTTATCAGCAACTTGGGTTTCAGCGATTTCAGACATTGGATAACTCCTGAGGTAGGCGGCAGGGTTTTATTACTCAGACCCCACCAAAACTGAGTTCCCTCAGGAGGAATTAGGCAGCCGTACTAACTGCTCGAATACCAGTTCCACCAGGACCAGGATTAACTCCTGCGGCGGCTCCAGTAATTCGATCAGCAGCTTGGATTGCACCAGTAGTTGCGTTAGGAAGAGTGATCTGGTTATTCCCATCGGGAGTCAGCACGTTGTTGGCGCCATTGTATCGAACTGTAATCGACGAAATATAGCCAACATCAGTACTGACCATCCCAACCGGATTAAGTTGAAGGATGGTCATAAGTACTCCAGATTAACCAGCAGCCGCAGCAGTCAGATTGGTGATGATTGCGTTAGCAGGCGGGTTTTTAATCACACAAGTGAGTTCCGTAGTAAGAGTGCCACCAACAGCATCAATGCCGTTATCAACTTTCTGGCCGCCCAGATTGAACTCATCGCGGCTAGTCTTACGACCAGACAGATAAGCAACACGGAAGGTAGAAAGATCCACTGCCATTGCATACTTGGACCAGTCAGCATTGCTATTAAACAGCGGATGTTCAATCATGTTGAACGAACCGCGAGCAATGTTGAACGAACCAAACTGCAGACCGTAGTTGGTTTGACCGTTCTGAATGTAATACGTACCATTCAGTCTGCCGATGTTGTTGATAACTTTCCGGGCACCGCCGCCAACGAAAAGAACTCGCTGGTTACCAACCTTCGGATCAGTTGCTTGGTTGAACACGCCATCCAGAGCAGCTTCAAGTTGGGTAAAGTTCGTGGTGGCGCCAGCAACCGTATAGTTAACTGCACCACCAAAACTAGCCGGGTAGTAAGCAGCATTCCGAACAATGTTCCAGAAACCGTCCATGGTACGGAACGGTTGGCCATTTCGCGTACCTTGAGACTTAGCACCAAAGAACAACGCTTTCTCAATATCAGCGGCATGGAACGAAGCGCAGTCCATCCGGTTTTCTGCAACAGTCGTATCACCAGCAATCACTTGCGTAGATTGTGCCGAACCACTCAGAGCCCAGGTATTACGGAAAATCTGGGTAAGGTTGGTAATACGAACCGGGTTGATTTGCAGAGCATTCGGACGAACCGAACTTTCTTCAAATGCATTACCAACTTGGTACAAATTCACGTTATCCGCAATAGCGCCAGCCGTAGTACCAATGCCACGAGTAACTGCAACTTGAGTGGGAGTAACAATGGAATTGATCAGAACAACTTCACCAGTGCTCTCCGCACGCATCAGCATGCCAGGCAAAAGATCTGCAGTGCTTGCAACAGTGAAAATATTGGTACCGGCATCCGCAACTGCTGCATCCAGATTCATCAAAGGGAACAGCATGGTCTTAGTGAAGAAGCCGTGCTCAACTTGAACAGCAGTTTCTTCAGGAAGCATACTAGTCATACCAAACAACGGAGCCTGACCATTCGGCATAAGCCGAGTGATAGAACTCGCAAAACTAGGCTTGACTAGATTAGGAGTAAGTGCAACACCAGAGGTGTTAAAAATACCAGTCGTCATTTAGATTCTCCAGAGATTAAAAAAATCAGTAAAACTTACATCACACGCCAGCGGTACTGACGATTAGCGCCAGAGTCAGGCAGGCGGGTGACAACAATCATAGACCAAGAACTTGCAGGAGTAGTGGCCCGACCAGAGAGCAGTACGTTTGCATCACCAGCTACATAAGTGCCAGCAAACGCGTCTTGAATAGACACCATAAACATAAAACCATCGCCAACATCCATCTCCGGGAATGCAGCAGTAATCTGTGCGCCCGTCGGAGTAGTAATGTTTCGGCCAGCACTGAATCCGGTGAAATTAACACCGCCACGTTGCATTTCGCTGGTAACAATTGTAACGTTAGTATCTTCAGTACGCTCGTTGATAGTGACATTGCCGAGCATTCCAGATGCAGCAGGTGCAGGAATGGGCAAACCAGGCGATTGAATTAGAGCACGATTGTAACCCATGATGGGATTCTCCTAAAAGATTAAGAACGATTAGAAACAGAAGAAGGGGTAGGAAGAGCAAACCAATCATCCCAGCTTTCGTTCCCTGCTCCAGTTTGAGCTGTTTGGGAAGCAGCAAGAGCTGCAGCTTTAGGATCAGAGGAAAATACGCCTGCAGCTTCTTTAAAATAATCTCGAGCCATTTGGCTAATCTCAGCCGCACTAGCTTGAGGATACTTTGCTTGAAGTTGCTGTTGAACCGCACCAACGATAGGTGCAACTTTGGGATCTTTAAATGCCGGGTTGTCCGACAGAAGAGATTCGCGAGCAGCTTGACCTTTCACAAGGCCAGGAATCTGAGCAGCAAATCGCTCAGTAGCTTGCTCAACGGCTCGTTCAACAAGTTTCTGAGACACAACCACAGATTGGCCGTAAACTTGTTGAGCTGTCTGATTCATCAAAGCTAAGGTAGCTTCCACTGCTTCAGCGCCGCCAGATTGGAGTTTCGTAATCAACTCTGGATTTAGAGCCTTACGAAAATCCACTTTTCCTGCAGCTTCAAGCATTTTCTCCGGAGTCAATTGATTGCTCGGAGTCTGGTCGCCTTGCTTACTTTGGTCAGGTTCAGCAGGATCCCACAGCTTGCTAAACTTGTCAGGCGGGGATTGGTCGCCAGGCTTGTTTCCGTCTGCAGGAATAGCTCCGTTAGGTGCAGTAACTGCCGAAGATGCGGGAGCTGCAGGAGCAGGATTCTGGGCAGGATTATTGCCAGGAGTAGGTTGAGCCGGAGCTGCAGTTTGTTGAGCAGGCTGACCTTGGCCGAAGATTTTATCAAAGAAAGACATGGTAGATTCCTGAAGGAGTTAAGATTGATCCGCGTTGATGGAAATATTCTGGGCGCCCGGATTCATTTGCGCTTCAGAACTAGCTGAAAGAGTGAGAAGATACTGGAGAGCATCCAGTTGGCCACGCAGGTAAGATTCTTTTTGAGCAGTTGCTAAAAGATTTTGGTAGTCCGGCTCGAAGTTATTTTTCTGAATTGCAATCTGTGCAATCTGATTTTGAAGAACTTGTTTCTGAGTGATTGTGAGAATGGAGCCGGCCAGGAACTCATCGGGGGTGAGATTCCAGGATTGGAAAGGTGAATCGTGATTAAGCGTTGCCATTGGTCATACCTCCAGTTGATCCAGACATTTGTGCCTGAGCTTGAGCTTCCGGATTTTGCATATTCGGATCATAACCGAACTCTTGAGGCTTAGGCATAGGAGTGCTGATTTCCATTCCCTTCTGTGCAGCCAACATTGCAACTTGTTGCCAGGCTCCCATTGCTTGCTCATACGCCTGCTGCTGCGGAGATTTCTCGAAAGGAGTAAAATCGACGTTCTCAGTACGGATCAGATAAGAGAAGAGTTGGGCAACATTGTAGCCAGCAGCCAGAGTCTGGGAAGATGCAATAGCTTGGAGAGCAACTTTCTGGGTATCAGATTTGATGACCTTATCAGCAGGGAGCAGGCCATCAGTGATCTTGAAATTGATAATTGCTTGGCGCAGAGCTACAGGATCAACATCTACAACTTGTTTATTCGAGGGAGAGTAGATGGATGTAGGACCTTGGTACTGAAGCATGTTGAGTTTCAGCACCTCTTTCAGAGGAGTAAATACTTGTGCTTCATAGAGAAGAGCTGTGATCTGATCTTGGGAAGTGGCATTGGACATCGTGGATTCCCACTGTCCATCTGTTTTATTTCCTTTGACAAATTGTCCTTGTCGCGCCTGATTCTGACCTTGGAGGACATTAGCAAACTGGGCGAGAGATTGAATCTCCTGCATCGCAATGCCAGCTTGATCATCCCGGAAAGGAAACTGGTAAACAGATTCACCGACAGGTTTTCCATATGCGGAGGGGCGCACAGGAATCTTAGCTGAGGGATTAGGATTATTCATATGACCTTCTGCAATACGAGAAGGATCATAAAGAACTCGATCTGTAACTGCGCGCCGGCGACCTGCAAGAACAGAGTTCATCAGGGCAGAAGTTACTTGCTGGAAAGGCAAAGCATCCTGAGCAAGAGATTTGGTTTGGTAAACAAGACCATCTTCTGAGGGGCAGCCGAAAAAGACAGGAATCTTTTCATGGGCATTAGTCTGGCGCTCAGCATAAATGATAACTGAGTGGTTGATGATAATCAGTTTCCAGACTTGCGGAGTGTTCGGAGCAGGAACACGCATGCCATGATCAGAAGGAATGATACGAACATACTCTGTGGAAACTTCGTAAATGCCACGATACTTGATGTGGCCAGCATTCTTTGGAGAAGTGGCAAGACCCATCCAAGTATCCCAATCATTCATACCCAGCAAAGCTGGATCGAGGAGTGCTTTACCATTGATTAGAGGGAGATAATAAGAGCATCCGAATTGAGCGGCACCCAGAGGATTGAGAACTGAGGGAGATTCAAAGGCGGCCGGGATGTTTTCAATGATCTTGTTATCTAGCTTTGCAATGAATGCTTTCAGAGCAGTCCGCGACATAAGTTCGGTGCGGCCAGCATACTCACCTTTTTCAGGAATATCGTATGGATCAACACGAGTATCGAAATATGTGTTATAAGGATCCCAGCGGCGAACTTTATTACCTTCCCAAATCACTTGGCGAATGTTTGCGCCCTTGCCGCCTGGAGCAGTGGGATCAGTTTCTAGGGCAGCAGTAGTAACTTTGTCCCAGCAGATTTCAATGGCTGAGAGATTGTATTTAAAGCCATCCTGGAAAAAGAGGAGGAACTCTCGCACCCAGGAGCCACGAACAGAATTCTCTTCAATTACTGCTTGCATTTGTTTTGCAGCAGATATGAATTGAGGCGCGGAGACTACACCAAACATTGGGTAGTCGGTGAGGAATACAGCGGCTTGGTAAGCTACAGCAGCGCGGACTTGCGGCTTGATAATTGGAACAGTGATATTCTGAATCTTATTTGCATCACCGATGATATTAGCGAGCTGAAGCTGAGCCTGCTCTTTTGTCATATCAGCTTCACGAATGTACGCGACATCGATCAGTCGCATAGACTCGCGAATGTTCCACTGCTTTTCCATTAAGGTAGGAGCAGTACGGTGGAATTGGATGAGAGACTCTTGCGAGACTTTGGAGATTGTGAAAGCTTGGGTGGCTGCCATGAGGAGATGATCCTAGTTTTTACGGGCCGCTTCGTTTAAGGCCCTGTTAATGATAGTCTGAATAATTGCAGAAGAGTCAGTCTTTGGAGCGGTAAGAGGATCTGAGATAAGACGATCTAAATCTGATCCGTAGTATTGCATAGATGGAATCGAGCGAGTATTTGCAGCTCTCATAGCTTCAACGGCCGAAGCTTCTCTTTCTCCTGCAATACGGAAATAAGATTCCAGTGCTTGGTTATCGGCGGTGCGCAAAGCCTGCTGTTTTTTTGCTACCACTTCCTGCCGCCTCATGATTGTAGCAACCGACTCAGGATCTGTCTTTTTCTTAAACAACTCCATGAGCCCATTATCAACACTATCGATGTGTGCTTTAGCTTCTTTAAAAGCCTGTGGGTCTGTTAGAAACTGTCTAGGAGACCCGCCTGGATTCATGTTAAACTTTGTCTGAACAGCATGCTGAGTCTCGTGCAACAGAGTTTGAAGAAACCGCTCTGGGGAGTTATCAGATGCAATACGAATTATGTCCTCGTCTGGAAAGTAAGCAGCTCCACGAAACCCTCCAAATTCGTTAATTACCCGAGTATTTTTCAACTCCGGAATTGCAGCAAAGAGTTCAGGATGATCAAGAACCTCTGGAAGTTTACGAATGTCACTGGTTCCGATGTGCACATTCATCGAAGGTCCATCAGAATTAATAGGAGATTGCCTGCGTAACACACCTACTTCTGCAGGAGAATCACTGTAGCGGAGTTTAGCTTTTGAGTCGTCAATTATTGCTCTAAGCACTCCATCGTCTACATTCTCAGGCAGCCGAAAAATCCCGGTATACTTCTCAACCTGAGCAGCATCGATGCCTTCTCTTAATGCTTGATCCGCTTTCTTAACTTGTTTAAGAGATTTCACTAAAAATGCAGGAGCAATGATCGCCTGGGTAGCAGCGATAGGATTCATAAAACTACCTACAAGTTCCCCCTGCCTACTATCTTTCTTCGTTCCAGTCACCGCAGAAAACAGCTGTTCAGATCTATCTTTCTCTCCAAAACTCTTAACCTGCCCAGCCAGTTGATCTGCTGCATCCATAAGAAAACCTGGGATGTCTGTAGTGACAGATTTTACAGCTCCTCGGATTGCACCAAGAACAAAATCCGCTGCAGACTGTGCGCGGTTTTCTGCCGTATCGCGCTTTTTAGGCGGATCAGTTAGACGATTAAAAATCTCTGAGCGCTCTGCCATGAGGATTCCTTAGAGATTAGAAATCAGAGGTTTCCAACTCTGAGCGGATAGGAATTGCATTAACATCCTGGATATTTAATGTAAGCTGAGATGCAATGTATTCTCCGTAGAGTTCAATCACCTTAGGAGCATAAGTCACACAATCCAGAATACCGTCCACGTTGTTGGTCTTTGTTGGGTTAAAAGATTGGATCTGAGATGTTACTTGGGCGCGGCATTCTGAAGAAAGATATGTCTCTCCAGCAAGAAGCGCTTTAAACATATCCAGAATCCGCGCATTTTTAGACCGCTTGCCTGAATAGATATCTACGAAATTGATACCAATAATTCCCATCTGGGCACAGATAACTCCAGACCAGTAGAGCAGGGAGTATTGATATGCGTTAGATTCTACGGCGGCCAGGGTGCAATTCCATTTGAAGCAGAGTTTAAGGGCTTCCTTAATAGTATCACCGGGGGACAGGCGACCTTCAATGATTTCTCTGCATACAGGTTTCTCATCCCAGATTTCAAAATATCCTAAAGTAACTGCATCAGAGTTTGCTTTATCTCCTGATGGATCGATGATGATGTAATTACCTTGGTGCTGAGATCCTGGGAAGTCTGATTCGTAGGGGCACTGAGGAATCTTAGATGTGTCGATCAGTAGGTTAACTGATGCGTTTTCATCATTGAGAACTTCAGCATAGAAAACCTCGGGTCGCCCAGATTGTTGGTCATTGGCGAATTCTTTTAAAAGCTGTTCTTTCGGTTGTAGATCTTCCCAGAGAGATTCTACAGAACCGTCCTCTTTCTGCAGCAATCCACCTGCAATGAATTTAATCCAGGTAGGATTCTGTTTGATCCGACGGAGAAGCGACCATTTGGTCGGATACATGTTCCCCACAAAGATGAATAAACATCCATGCGGAGATTTGGCTTTCATCGCAGTACCATACAGATCAGTTTCAATCTGCTGGGAAACTGTTTCTGAGTCTGCATCTTGGCGAGATTGAATATCATCAAACACCATTACATCTGGACGCTGATGTTTTACGTTCAAGCCCCGAACAGATTCTACGGTACCTGCTGCAAGAACAATGGTACGGCCACGAAAACCAAATTTTTTCAGGACTTGCTGGTCAGTTTCAATTCCAACGCGCCAATCGCCGAATAGGGAACGGATGTTGGGCTCATCAAGAAAGTCGCAGACATCGGAGATTATTGCAATAGCTTTGGGAAGAGAGTTCGCACAGACTAGAATGAAGGAGCGTCGAGTAAATAAGATAACGTACAGGAGAAAGATTTTGATGAAGGTTGTTTTAGCGAATCCCCGAGGTAATCCAATGGCCAATTGGGAGAAGTCTCGTTCTTTGTGAATGTAAGAGAGTAGCCAGGTCCAGATTGCTTTGAAAACAGGTGGGAATACATAGCGGAATACCAATGGCAAGGCGAGGGCGGCCAGGAAATCTAAGGATTGTTTAGCTAATTCTTGGGCCTCAGTCGCGGAAACTGATACTTGACTGGTAGTCTCTTGAGGAATCTCTTCGGAAGGCTGAGATGGAGCGCCTAGACCTAGAGATTCTTCTGTGTATTTAGTCATCTGAGAGGATCAAGTTCCGAATTTCCGCGGAAGAATAGGAGCCCGAGCAAGTTGAGACTGGATTTGAAGCAAATGGAGCCGGGCCGCTTCTTTGTTTTTCTGCTCCAGACGAGTTTTTTCCTCAAGCTGCTTCAGAGCTTTCATTTCGGCTTGGCTGAGGGAGGACATTTTGAGGCACCTTTTGAGGAGATTGAAGGAGTGCAGGCAATCGACCTGATTGTACAGTAATAAGATCTTGTTGTCCAGCTTTTACTACCTGGTTTCTGGCATCAACTGTAACTTGTTGGATGATTTGGATAGGAAGAGTGAGAGAAATAACAGTTTGCTGTTGGTGGATTTGTTCGGGAGCAGAAGATCCGCGGCGTTTTGCTTGATTGATACGTGTGAAAGCATGGATGATTTCTGATGGTTTATACATCATCGGAATAATATTCTCAAGCTTCTTGATCAGAGCATCTTCTAGCTCATCTAGCTTATCATCTCTGCGATTATGTTTCAGGAGAGAATTGAATCTCCGCTCTGCAACCGCCCGGGCGAAAGTTTCCTGCGCCAGGAACTGAGAAATCAGGCTTTCAGAAACTCCTAGGGCCGCCGCAACTTGGGAAGGTGAGGCTCCAACACCTAGGAGATCTAGAGCTTGTGATTCTGTGGTGGTAGCGGTGAGAGAATGGTTAGACATGGGAGAATCCTCTGAGGGATGATGAATGATAAATGGCATAGCCATCTAAATGTATTGGGGATAGTAAAGCAAAGCTGGGATTCATACCGCAGGTGGGATAGTTGAAAAAATTTTAGAAAATTTAGAGTGGTTCCTTAGGAACAGCAGCCCAGCCAAACCCAAAAAAGCCTCCACCCCTCCCACTTTGTGAGTGAGTGCTTACTTCCTGCTGCGCAGTTCCCATATGTGAGTGAGTGCTTACATTGTTATAGGGAAGCCGGGATAGAATGTGAGTGAGTGCTTGCATACTTGTTGCCTGGATGGGAGAGAGCAGGGCGGAGCATGGTAAGCTAGTGAGTGCTTACTACGGAATGTAGGGGATATGTTAGGGTTTACCCTTAGAAATTGGGAGTGTTAAATATAAGCGACTGAATACCTGAGCACCGACATGGGATATTGTGCGCTAAGTGGTTGATTCTAAAGGGATTTCACATTGTGAGTGTCGGGATTGTTGACATGGTGCGGTGCAACATGGGAGTGTGAATATTCACAATGTGGCTAAGTGGTTGATTTCATTGGGTTTTTTGGATCTGGCACGCGGCGTGCTAATATAGAGTACCGGGTCGTCCGGTGGATTTAAGAAACGGGAGATTGAAAAATGCCTAGTGAACTGCGACTCAAGAAACTGCCCGGTAGATGGGTTCGTATCCTGGCGGTTTGGGGTTTGGATGATGTTTCACAACATGAAACCCAGGATTGGAAAAAAACACTAGCTGCGCGCGGGTGGAGTAATGTGCCGCGGGTTTGGGAATAGTTCATTGATCTAGCATCCTATCCGGGTGCTATCCAATGCCCTAGATTCCTAGGTCAGATTGCACACTTATGTGCAGGAGAATCTATCATGTCGAATGTGTCCACTGTTCACGACCTGAAGCCTTTCAAAGCGGGTGACAAGCCCTTGTCAGGTCAGCGTCTAGCGAAGATTGGTTACAAGAAAACCAAGAATCAAACCAATCCGCTGCAATCTGTCGCGGTTTCGGTTCCTTTCATCGATCCCGCCAGCATCACTTCCAACATCACCAAGCTCCTCCCGTATGTCTGCAACATGCTGGAATCCGCTCAGGATGGCATCATTCGCGGATTGTATGAATCCAGCGGCGGAAATCTGAAGATTGTGCAGGATTCGGAAATCTCTGTAGAAGCCTGCATTGGTTTCCTTGAAGCCGAGGCAGCCGGAAATCGGCTCACTTCCGATGCGGTGGAAAAGTGGTTTGATGCGGAATTGTCCGACAATGTTTTTGCCATGCTTGCGCAAAAGCTCGGGTTCCTTTCAGTGGATTCAACC